CTGGCTCATCATCAAAGTCATCTGAAGGAGCAGATGCTTTTGTACTTGCCTTTACAGGGTCGCCAGTTGCTTGGCTCATGCCCGCAGGCTTAAAGTACTGCCCCCAACGTTCCATATCAAATGGAAGTCCATCAACAGATGCTTCAAACATTTCCTTGATGACTTTCAATTCAACATCGCCTGGCTTCTTAGGTAAGAAGTCTTTCAAGTTAAACAAACCATGTTGTTCAACTGCGTTTTGTTCGATGTCGCTTAATGGACGCTCACGACGGCTCCACTTTGAAGTAGAGTAGTCAGCATAACCACCTTTGCTTGTCTTGATAAGTTTGAAGTCGACACCGTGCATTGTGTCAGTTGGGAGATTGTCCATTTCTGGATCAAGTAATGCGCCACGAATCAGTTGGAAGATTTGTGGGCCGATAATGAATCGGCGGATTGGATTTTCAGGAGTTTGTTCTTCTTTCAAACCGTCGTCAACAACGAATCCTTGGAAGATATAACTACGCTTTTTCCAATATTTACGACCCATATCTTCAAGATTAGGATCTTTGAACCAACCACGAACTTCCGCAAGGATTGGGCAAGCATCGCCGTACATTTCCATACAAGGAACGTTTACAGTGATTGGCTTGTTGTCGTTAGAGCCTTCGATACCAGCGAAAGGCAATTTGATCATTGCTCGTTCGACCCAGAAAAATGTGTTATCGGAATTGCCGTCCGGAAGGAAACGGACTGTAGACTCTTGACCTTCTTTGAGGTTCCAGAACGGATAAATTGAATTGTCTCCGCCTGTACGTTGTGAGTTGTCGGAACCACGTGATTCCTGTTCTTTTAATTTTGCGCGAATTTCAGCTAAAGTTGCCATAATATTCTCCTATTGTTAGCCTTTAAATTTTATTTTGCCTTTAATTTGTTTTAGAACCTACTAAAACAAAAAACGCATACTTTGTATTGTATGCGTTTTTATTTAGTCTCGCAAGAGGGAATCTTGCCTAAATGTGATATTAATTTGCCAATCCGGCCATTTTCTTTAAGTCAGCTAACATTTTCTTAGCTTGATCTCCGTCCATGGACTGGATTTTTTCTGGAGGTAATTTCTTCAATACGTCCTTTGGATCTTGCTTTGTAGCAGGAGCAGTTGACGGTGTTGAGCTGCCTGGCATGTTTGGTGTAGCATCCATTCCTGGCATATTCATACCTTTCATCATGCTACTCATTTTATCTTGAACACCTTTGTGGATGTTGCCAGCGGCAGTATTAGGATCACTTAGGTCCATTTTACCAAATGGTGTGTCCATATTTCCGGCCATGCCTTTGAACTTGCTCATTACATTGTCGTAACCAGCTTTGTCTGTACCGGATGTTTTCTTACCATTGTCATCATTAGACCATGTAAAATTGTCGCCTTCGCTAACTCCAGCTAACTTCTTAACACGGCTCATTTCATTCATTGACTGTAGTTTACCCATAATCTTTTCAGCTAATGGACCTACTTCGTCTCCGAATTTCTTTTCAACAGCAATCTTTACGCCCATTTCTCCCTTAGGGAATTGGCCTGATGTTTCATCGAACATAGACTTAACGTATTCGATAATTTCTTTATGTTTGTGTTCTTTTGCTTCTGCTATTTCAATCTTTTCCATAACTTCGGCAAGTGTTAATTGCTTACCACTAACATTGATAATAGTTTCAGAAGTTGCGCCTGCTTTCTTAGCTTTTTCAACTGCTTGTTTTAATCCTTGACGAGCTAAGTGACGAGCTTGTGAATATCCTTGCCCGTTCTTACCTGGTGTAACTTTCTTGCTTGGCTTTGGATCAGGATCAAATGGAGGATCATCATGCTCTCTACTTTCAGCTGCAGGTTGTGGGGCAGGTGCTGGCGGTGCTTCAGCAGGTGCGCCGGCTTCAGCAGGTGCTTCAGGTGCTGGCTCAGTAGCTAATGGCTCAGTAGTTGGAGGTGTTACTTCAGTAGTGTCACCTTCTGGGAATGTTACTTTGCTTAAAATATCTGAACCGTATTCTTGATCTTTAATTGTAATGTAATCTTTAAGAATCTCTCTTACATCCATCTCTGGATCGATATCTGCTAATTCTTTGAATACTTCCATTAGCTCATCGTCGTCAATAACATCAGCTAAACTTTCAATAGCATTATTTCCATCTGTACCTACAGGGAATGGATTAGCTACTAGTTGATTTAATCTCTCTACAGCACTTTGTGATGCTTGTTCATCATCGCTGAACACATCAGTGCCTTCTCCGATGATTCTTTTAACTTCATGTTCAAACGATTCAAACGGATCTTCTAAACTTTCTTTAGTTTTCTTGGCACCCATCATTCCACGAGGCACTCCAAGACCAGGGACACCACCAACGGGAGTACCGTACATACTGTCGCGCTCTTCGCCTTTGCTGTTACGCCATTTACCGTCTGGGCCTTTCTTTAAAGGTTCTTTTGTTTGATAGTCTTTTGGAATATGCTCTGCCGAATTGGCTGACACTTCGCCTAGCAAATCGTCTGCTGTTAATTCTTTAACAGGGATATCGCTTTCGTCTACTAATTTAAAGATGTATGGAAATACATTCTTAAGTTCTTCGTTGAATGTACGAATAGTTAAACGATCAACCCAGTCATTTAAAATATCTTCTGGAATTTCTGTCTTTTCAGTTTCAGCAAATGACTCAGCGAAAGTTTCGTAGTACCCGCTATTTTGTAAACTAAAAATTTCTTTCTTAACACCGTCAATACGTTCCATAACTTTAGAATGAATAGAACCCATTGCTTCTGAAATTGTAGGATTACGGTCAACGTAATGTTTGAACATACGAAGATTACTTAATTCTTCGCTTAAACCAATGATATGTCCGCCTATAGCGTCATAAGGTGTGCCGCCGTGTCCTACGTGTTGTGCTAAAGCTCTTGCGCCATTCAAGTGTCTAAAAGGATACTTGAAACGTTCTCCTTGAGCGTTTTCAATGTAAATTGACTCGATACGTTGTGTACGGCCAGCGGCGTGTTCTAGATTAACTGGAGCACTATGCTTAAGAATAAGTTTAGTTTCTCCTAGTTGTTGGTAACTGGTCATACTTGTACCATATAATTTACTTTCTGTCATATTTCCTTCTCCGGAATTTTTAGCAAGATATTTGTAATCTCTTTTTTCTAAGTTGCTCTTAGCAATGTCTCGTGTATCAAAATTCATAAATTTCTGTCTAGCAAATTCTCGCATTTCTTTTAAGAACGCAAAAAACTTTTTCTTTGCTAAATCAGGTTGATCACCAACAATGTCATTGCTATAAATTATTACAAGTCCATCCTGCTCACCGTCTGAATTTTCATCTTTGTCACTAATAGTAACAGTAATACGCCCAAGATTCTCGCCTTCGAATACGAAATCGAATTCAAAGAAGCGGGCTTCTATAGGGTTATCGGTGGGTTTACTTTCCCCGTCACCTAGCTTAATTTTAGGGAACTGAGAGCGAAGTTTGCCGAATAGTTCTCTAGCAATAATATTGAGATTTTTGTCCATATTGATATTTAGCCTAAACTTGACGAAACAAATATGGGCATGGGCATTTCCCAATCGTCGTCTAATAATACGTCGCCTGTGCTGATTCCGTCAAACACACGTATGTCCCAGTCCGCTAGTACTGCGCTCATACGAACACACAATAACATAGCAGAAACTAAGTCGTCTTGTTCTTCTAATTTTGCGGCAAAACTAGCGCCTTTAGCAATGTAAGTTTTAAGTTCAGAAATAAAGGGTTTACTAACAACCTTCATTTTTCCGCCTTCTATTAAGTATTTCAAACGTGCGGCAGCTGAAATCTTAGCACCGTGCGTAGTATTAAATCCTTTACGGAATTTGCGTACATGTCCTTTTCTAACTGGCTCGCTTAAAAATAATCCTGGAAAGTTTTCTTCTCCAATATCTCGAATACATACAAGTCCAGCTTCTCCAACAGTATTGTTTTCGATACTCCAGTAGATATTATTTGCGTGGTCTTGTCCTATTGTATCTTTTACGTAAGTTACAATATCTTTAAGAATACGTATTTGTCCTTGAATAGGAGTTAAGTTATGATGCCATTCTGCTACTTGGTCAAATGTAGGTAATTCTAACACTTGAATAGCACTATTATTTCCGCCTGTACCTAAGCTAGGATCTAATGCGATAATATACAAATGTTCGCTTGTGGGTTTTTTGTACCAGCGAACTTGTCCCATGTTTAGTAAAGGTGCTTTACCTTCTAACTCGGACAATTTAATACTGTTAATTAATGTTTCATCGTAAATCAAGAATTCGCAGTTGTATTCACGACGGAAACGTTCTTCACCAATGCGGCCGCGTTCTTCAATGGCCCACTTTTCATCACGATCGGGATGTTCATTCCAGTGGCATGTAAACGGGAAGAAACCGTTAACACCAACGTCACGTTCATTTCCAAACTCATCCCATTTTTTATTAGCTTCTTTCCAGATAGTAGCAAATGTATCTTCGTCACTGTTAGGTGTTGAAGTAATAATCGCTTTACCACCAGTTGCTAGAGTAGGGGATATGGATGTCCAAAATTCGTCAGCGATGTTCTCAGGAACGAATGCAAACTCGTCACAGTATAGTAAGGAGATAGACATACCGCGACCTGTGTTACCAGTAGTAGTTGTAGAAACAATTCTTGATCCGTTATCAAATTCGATACTCCCTTTATTGTAGTTAACAACACCGCTTCTTATGTGATCAGGACACAATTCGTAAGCATAACGAATACGCTGCATAATTTCCTGAGAACCTGTGTATTTGTGTGCGGAAATTAAAACAGTCTGATCAGGGTGGAACATCGCATACCAAAGCAAGTAACCTGCTGCACAAGTAGTCTTACCCATCTGTCGAGGTAGCATATTGATATTGAATCTATGACCGTGATATGCGTCTAGTAACCTCTTCTGATATTCGAATGGTTCAAATAACATTTTTCCTCTAACAGGATGCTGTATGTGAAAAAAGTGTTGTGTAAAATAATGATAGCCATCGTCGCGTGAACACGCAACGAGCTGTTCAATGTGCTCTTCTGTAAATGTTTCTTTCGAGTGGGCCTTCTTAATTAAGACGCCATCTAAACTTTTATTTGCCATACTTTATTTACAACAAAAAAGGGGCCAAAGGCCCCCTTTTGATGTGATTGTTATCACTTGCTTTCTTTGATTGTTTGGTAAAGTTTACCTAGACGTTGTACTAATTGCTCGTGTACATGAATAGTCATTGGGTTATCACCCTGACGATAGCTATGCTTATACATCTGCTTTGACTTGTGTAAGTCGCTACCTTGTCTGTTAGCAACATCATCTACGTCAGCATACATTTCGTCTGGCTCGTTAGCAAACTCGTCCATTTCAATTTCACGACTAAATTCCGGTTTGTCGATAATAACGCCTTGATCTGGACCTTCTTCGCCGTGTTCAATGTTGCGTAGAATATTCATTAAGTCTTTAATGCCGCCCGAACCAGAAGCATTAATGCTAACATTCATGTTAACACTATCTTGTTGTTTAGGAGCCATATCGCCCATAGGCATTGGCATAGGCATGCCACATTCTTCTAATTCTTTTTCGTCACCTTTAACTTTATGTTTTAGGTTTTCTTCATCTGTTACAGAACTTAATGGACTCTCTGTGCTGTCATGCGGAGGTGTGTCCATCTCATTTAATTTTTTAAGTAGATCTTGGAAGTTCATTTTCTTATTCCTTTAGGGTCGCCATGGTTTGTTTTAGCAAATAAACTTTGTGCTGGCCCTG